CGTCTCTCAAGCTTGGTTCGATACTCCTCTACGTCATCATCGTCAAAGAAACGCACTGCTCCATTCCGAAACTCCGCAACAAGAGCGCCGTCATCAAGTTCACGGACCGTCGCACGACGACCGCCGATCTTGATTTCTCGAGCGTCTTCCTCCTCGATTTCGAAACTTTCAGAAGCCTCTTCGCCAGTTTTGACTAGGCGCAGGACTGCTTCAACACGAACTGCCCGATTATGACCGTCCGCGTGTCCTGTGTGGATTCCAACCACATGTTTGCCGCAATAAAGCGGAGCCCCGGAAAAACCAGGGTGTGTTGTTGCCGTATGCCACAACTCACTAACTCCTGAGCCAGCGAGGGTCTTGCCTGGACTTGTCATCAAAAGGCCATCGGAATTGAATCCAACAGCGCTGACAACTTGTCCATAACAACTTTCCTTCGCAGTACTACTCGCGCCTACCGCTAAAAAACTCCAGTGCTTTGGGTTCATCTTAATAATGAACACATCAATGCTATCATCGGGATTTAGGTTTGCGTCTAAGTCAAATAAGTCTGTGTCAACAGCTAACGGGTTTTTGTAACGCAAGCGACATTTATCTCGCTTGTATTCCTCAACCCCTACGAGAAAAACTTTGGAAGTTCCATTAGCCACAACGTTCGCCACATGAGCAGCAGTAACGAGGTAGTCATCTGAGCGCCAAAAGAGACCAATAACTCTGAGCCCAATTGGGCCTTCTGTCTCGGATTCCTCAACGCAGATCGCTCCTACGTTTCTTTTACTACTTGGGTATAATGTGGACCCTGGTAATGCCATCTCGTCAGCTATCGCTTGATTCGTCATATCACGATGATCATCTACATCTACTGCATTGTGGATAATAGTATGTGTCTCGCCATTGATGATAAAGTCGGTAACCCAACGTTCTTTTTTCTCATCGTACCGCTTACCAATGTACTCCGGCTTCTTATCTGTCATCTTTTTGATGAGTTGGTAGGGTCTGAAGATTTTTCCAATTGAGCGGCACATATGTGCCAAGATCCGATACAAGAACCATAAACAAAGTGACATCATGATCAAGTCGAGAAAAGCCTGAGCTTCTAACGACAACACTTGATGTCTTGCGAATGCAAGTTGGTACACTTCAAAGACTAAGTACTCGGCAAAAGTGTAAACAAGCGAAATTAATTCCTTGAACACCTGCAAAGCCACATAAGCCTTAAGCCACACCAACTTCAACAAACACGAAACTCTGCCTGTAGGGGTTGTATGATCGAACCACATGCACTGCGCATCGCCTTCAACGGCGGCGGCTTCAACGCGTCCAACAAGGATCATAACAGTTAGAACACTTCGAAGTTCAACCATTACTCTCTTCATACGGTACACCGTCTTAGCAAACCAACGCTGTTCCAATGGCCTAAAAAACATGTCAGGGCATTGGAGCACACGGAAAGCGTACGCCTTCCAAGTGACAAAAGTCAGGTAAGTCTGAATAGTACTCTCCCATCGTCTCGGGTGAACATAGTCTCGAGCCCACTTCTCATGGGCCATCGCCATCTGTATGACTGCGAGTGGAAGTTGCAAATACGCGGCGATCATGCTCTGTTGCGTGAGCGCGTTATAGTGCATCTCCCAAGGATCGCTTCGCATAAGTGCGT